AAGGTTGACGCGGCGCACGGCCCGGTGCATGGCGTTGGTCTCGGTCGGGGTCATGGCAAGCCAGTCGTCACGGCTGCAGAACCCGCCCGTCGCAAGGATCGAGAACCAGCGATCTTCTAGGCGCTGGGCTCGGCGTTCGGCGACAAAGGGTCGGCATCACCGCCGACGATCTCCAGGTCGAAGTCGCCGGGCTTTGCGGCCTGGACTTCGGCGATGGTGGCGTCGGGCTTCACCCGGCGCAGCGCGACGAAGGTGAGCGCGGTGATGGCCCGGAACGGGAGGCGCCGGATGCCGTCGTCGGACTTCATGAGGGCGGCGAGTTCGCCGAACGTCATGCGGGCGTGGTCCTCGATGATCTCGAGTTCGCCGTTGGTGAACTCCATGTCGAGCGCGAGGACGCGCGGCTTGTGGTCTGCCATACCTGTTCTCCTTCAGGTGAGGTCGTTCTTCTTGAGCAGCCGCTTGACGCCGTCGTTGTAGGCGGCGACCACCTCGTCGCGTCGGTCGTCGAGGGCGTCGTAGAGGAACGGCTGCGGTTCGATGTTGTGTGCGGCCCATCCGAAGTGGATGACGCCGGCGTAGCGGACTCGGGCCCGGCCGGCGCGCACGACACCGCCGGCGGCTTGGCCCGATGAGCGGATGTCGGCGGCGAGGCGGCCGGTGCGTCGTGGGGCGATCGCCGTGGCGCGGTCCTCGACGATCTCGGCGGCTTCGCCGTGGGTGGCCTTGAGGTCGGTGAGGCCGTCTTGCACCCCGCGAAGTCGACGGCGGAGCTCGCGCCCGCCGTCGACCTCGACTCCTGGGGTGGGCACCCGATCAGCTCGTGGCGATGACCGGCGGGTCGTCGCTGGTGAGCTCGAGCGTGAACGTCTGACGTTCGCCGCGCTCGGCGCCGGCCATGAACGGGATCGGCGGGATCTCGGCGGTGAACGTCGCCGAGGGGTTGTCGGCCGAGACGGCGCCGTCGCTCGGCGAGATGATGACTTCCTGCTCGGTGCCTTCGAAGCCGGCGAGCACGGTGTGCGATCCGCCGACGCCGTAGGAGAGCTCGATGTCGACCGAGCAGTTCCACTCGCGCTCGCAGAAGTTGATGATGTCGCCGGGCTCGAGCGTGACCGATCGGGACATGCACTTGAACTCGGTGCCGCCGATGGAGATCGACGGCTTGATGATTCGCTTTCCGGCCATCAGTCGGCCTCCTCACTGTTGGGTTGGTCCGACTGGCGTCGGCGGGACTCGGCGACCACGAATCGGTCGTCGAACTTGAGTGCCGTGGCGAGCGCGATGCCTGGGGGCACCACGTCGCCTTCGGCGAACGCTTCGCCGGCGATGCGAAAGTCGCGTACGGCTCGGAAGGTCTTGGGTCGCGGGGTTGCCATCGGTGGGGCCTCCTATGCGCTGATGCCGTCGAGGGAGACGGGGGTGAGGTTCACGACGATCTGCACCAGGTCGGGCCGGCCCGGGACGGTGACCTGTTCGGGCGCGCTCGCCGATTCGACACCGATGCCGTCGACAGCGCCGCCGAGCGTCGAGTCGGCAGCGAACGCGGCGACGAGCTCGGCGAGGCGTGCCTCGAACCACTCCATCGATTCGAGGATGTCGCCGACCCCCATGAGCAGCACGACCCGGAACCGGACGTCGGGGTCGCAGTAGCCGCCATCGGGGTCGAACCGAATCCAGTCGTCGTCGGGCACCACGACGGCGGAGCCCGGCCCGGCGTGGGGGTTGTAGCGGGGGTACACCTCGGTGAGGGTGACGCCGGCCTCGACGGCGTCGGCGATGGCCTGGGCGGTGGCGCGCAGACTCATGGTTCGGGGTAGGGCCGGTACTTGTAGATGAGCCGGCTCACGTCGGGGTCGAAGCGGTTGACTCGCATGGCCATGTCGCCGACGGCGATCACGCCGTTGGCCGCGGCCGAGCGGGTCCAGATCCGGGCGGCCTCGATGAGGATGGCCTGACGGATCGACGGCGGGCAGGAGTCGTCATCGGGCAGGAGGTCGGGGTCGAGCATGTCGACGATCTGCTCGGTGACGGCCTCGAGCACCTCGGGGAACTTGGCCTCGGAGTCTGACGAGAGGTTGGCGTCGCCGAGCCACGCGATCAGGTCGGCGGCCTCGGGCCAGTCAGCCATCGGCGCCGGCGGCCACGGCTTCGGCGAGGGCGGCCCGGTCGGCGTCGTCGAGACCGGCGAGGGCCTCGAGGTCGGCGCCGGCCGCGGCGAGGGCGGCGCGCTTGACGTCGGCCTTGAGGCTCTTGTCGACGTCGACACCGAGGTGGTCGATGAGGTCGTTCATGTCGGCGACCTTCATGCCGGCGATGTCGTCGGACTCGGAAGCCTGCGCGGGGGCGGGTGCGGGGCGGTCGCCGGCGGTGACGCGGTTCTGTTCGAACCACTCGTCGGCGGGGACGCAGTCGGCGGGGTTGACGCCCTTGGGGAGGTTGTCGGCGTCGTACTGGACGCCGTTGTGGATGACGAGCTTCATGGCGGGGCCTTTCGTGGGCACGGGTGGGGTGGGTGGCGGTCGGGGGTCGGTGTCGCTGGCCCGCTCCGTCGCCTCGCTCGGAGAAGGGGCGAGGCTTGGGAGCGGACCAGCAACGAGGGGTCAGGCCGTGAGGTCGGCCTTGACGAGCGCGCCGGCGGCGAACACGCCGGCGACGGCCTCGGTCTCGGCGAGGATCGTCAGCGAGTTCTCGATGAACTGCTGGTCGATCCATCCGGTGGTGACGGAGATGCCGTCGCCGGTGTGGAGCTCCACCTGCTTGAGGTCGCCGACGTAGGCGAACCCGTCGGGGATCGACGGGGACACGACGAGCGGCGATCGCCAGATGCCGGTGGCCTGGGCCGGGGTCTGGCCCGGCGACAGCACGACGTTGGAGATCTGCTCGAGGTCGAGCGTCTCGGCGTCGTTGGCCGAGATCAGGATCGACGTCGGGCCGGCGCCGAGTTCGGCACCGCCGTTCTGCGCCTTGGTGACGGCCCGGCGAAGGGTGGTCACCAGGTCGGTGTCGAAGGCCTGGGTCTGGATGCCGGCCGCGCCGGCGAGCGCGGTGGCGACCTTGGCCTGCAGCTTGGCCCGCACACCGTTCACCAGGTGGGCGTCGACCCGGGCCCGGAGGGTCGGGTTGTGGCCGAGTGCCTGGTTGGTGATCGGGAGGTGGTGGGCGACGGTGCCGAGGGTCAGCGTCGTCGGGGTCCACACGAGGCTCGCCTCGGGCTTGGTCCCGCCTTCGGCGACGTCGTCGGCCGCCGACGTGAACACGCCGGTGAAGGTCTTGATGACCGGCGGCGAGTTCTCGATGACGGTGATCGCCTGCAGGAGGTCGATGATGTCGAGGGTCGCCGGGGCGACGCGGTGGCTCGGCGCGGTGAAGCCGGGGTCCTCGAGGAGCGCGGCCTTCACGGAACCGACGTTGACCGCGCCCATCTGGACCCGGGTGCCCTGCGGGATCTGGGCGCCGTTGTAGCTCTCGATCATCGCCTGGTACTGCGGCGAGTTGACCAGCTTCTCGCCGATCGTCTTGCCCTCGATCGTCGGGTCCTTGGCGATCTCGTCGAGGTCGGCGAGGGCTCGCTCGTCGGCGTCGGCGCGTTCGACCTTGGCCTTGAGCTCGTTGGCCTCGGCGACGATCTCGTCGAACTTGGCGCGTTCGTCGTCGGTGAGTGGCCGGTCTTCGGCCTTCGCGCTGTTGACGATGTCGTGTGCGGCCTCGCGCGCGGCCGCGTACCGCTCTCGGAGCGTCTTCATGGGGATTCCTCCATTGGGTAGGCGGCGCTGCTCAGAGGTCGAGCAAGGCCAGGGACAGCGACGGATCGAACCGGGCCTGGGCCTCGGTGTCGTCGTCGCCCGTCGACGCGGACGCGTCGTCGGTCTGGGTGTCGTCGTCGCCCGATTCGTCGGGGTCGACGTCGTCGTTCGTGAGGTCGAGGACGCCGTCGGCGAGGCCGGCGTCGACGGCTTCGGCGGCGCTGTAGTACAGGTCGCCTTCGGCGAGGCGGTCGAGCCATTCGTCGGGGGTCTCGCCGGTCTTGGTGGCGTAGACCTCGGCGATGTTGAGGGTGAGGTCGTCGAGGACGTCGGCGAGTTCTCGCATGACGGTGGCGTTGCCGACGGCGACGCCCCAGGGGGCGTGGAGCATCATCGTCGAGTTCGGCATCATCCAGGTCTCGTCGGCGGAGGCGGCGATGAACGACGCGGCCGAGGCGGCGATGCCGTCGACGATCGCGACGACCTTGGCGGAGTGCCGGCGGAGGGCGTTCATGATCGCGACGGCTTCGAACACGACGCCGCCGGGCGAGTTGATCGACAGCTCGATCGTGTCGATGTTGGAGGGGAGGTCGTCGAGGGCGTCGACGAGCTCGTTGGCGGAGAGCCCCCAGAACTCGCCCCAGTCGTCGATCGACTGGTAGAGGCGGATGCGGGCGGTGGTGCCGTCGAGGCGCACGGGGGGCGCCTCGTTGCGGATCTTCGGGGTGAGCGCGCGCAGCTGGTTGATGCGGTCGGTCTGGCTCTGTTGGAAGGCCTCGAGGGCGGTGAGGTTCATTCGCTGGCTCCTTCGTTCTGGGTGCCGGAGTCGGTGGGTGAGGCCTGGCCGCCCTCGAGGACGTTGAGCGGCACGATCAGCTCGTCGCCGCCGTCGATCGGGGGCAGGTTGAGCCGCTTGCGGATCTCGTTGCGGGTCATGACCGGGGCGCCGCCGAGGGTCTGGAAGATGCGGGCCTGGTCCTCGAACGACATGCGGAGCTTCTCGCCGACGTTGAACTCGACGTAGGTCTCGTCGTCGTTGGTGATCTGCGGCAGGACCCGGGTGTTGTAGGCCTGCTCGATCTGTTGAAACCAGGTGCCGAGGGTGTCGGCGTAGAGGATCTCTCGGTAGGCCGACACGTTGGAGTAGTTGGCGCCGTCGAGGACGCCGACGAGAACCGGGGACACGTAGTAGGCGGCGGCGACTTCGGCGATGGAGAACTTGCGGCCTTCGATCTGCTGCGCCGTCTTGGGGGTGATCCCGCCGGTGAGCTCGTGGTACTCCATGCCATCTTCGAGCAGCGGGGTCCCGCCGGCCTTGTCGCCGCCGGCGGCGAACTTCTCCCATCCGGCCTTGAAGCCGGCCTTGGCCGCGGGCGACCAGTCGGGCGCGTCGGCGGGTCGTTGAATCCACCCGGCGAGGCGGCCGCCGCGCTTCCACAGGTCGCGGCGGTAGGCCGAGCCCTGGCGCTCTTCCTCGAGCAGCTCGAGCAGCGATGCCAGCGGGGATGTGTCGACGTCGGAGGGGTAGCCGTCGAGCCAGAGGCACTGCTCGAGCGAGATGGTGTACTCGGTGCCGTTCTCTCGCCGGGCCTTGATCGACTTGGGCCGGCCGGAGGCCGAGCGGTCGAACTTCCACCGGTCGGGCGGGACCCGCACGAGGCGCCATGCGCCGTCTTGCTCCTGGACGACGAGGGCGCAGTATCGGTCGAAGAGGCACACGTCGATGACGAGGGTGTGCATGAACTCGTAGGCGGTCTGGGTGCGGTCGGGCTTGCGGAGCATCCGGGCCAGCGGGTCGCTGCGTTCGACGCGGTCGCGGTCGTCGTTGGCGTCGGTGGTGAAGCCGTGGAGGGCGACCTGGGCGATGTTGCGGGCGAGGAAGCCGGTGACGGTGCGGAGCGCGCGTTGGGTGCGCCAGAGCTGCACCGGGCCGGCGGCCATGCCGAAGGTCTTGTGGGCGTCGGCGTCGATCTTGTGGCCGTTGGAGTCGAGCGAGTAGATCCGGTCCTCGACGGTGACGGGCATGCCGTCGACGTAGACGGTGATGGCGCCGCTCACGAGATCACCTGTGCCCAGAGCACCCGGTCGCGGTCGACGACGATCTCGCCGTCGATCTCGCGGGCGGAGCCGCCGGCGTGGAGGGTGACGTCAGCGAGAACCATGAGGGGGCCGCGGCGGCTCATGCAGATGCCGGCGGCGGTGGTGCCGTCGACGAGTTGCACGACGATGCGGCGCTTCATCAGCGGCTGCCAGGTCCACCATCGGAGGGCGAGAACGACGGCGGTGCCGGCGCCCGTGAGGATGGTGACGGCGGCGAGTGCGATGTCCACGGTGGGCCCTCCCGTTGGGGTGTCAGACGACCTCGAGGCCGTGGTTT